AAAGAAAACATTCTTTGCTTGTTGTGCGTTAATAGCCACATTGATTAGGTCTATTGCATCTCCACTTGGTTTTCCGAAATATCTTGCAGGGTCTTTAAGACATAATAACTTATAGACAATATAAGCACAAGCAACAGTAGAGGTGAAGTCCTTCCCACTACCCTTCCCAAGTTGTAAAATGATTTCGTTTTTTGTGTATTTTTCATAATATCTTGCTCCTTCCTCTTCTCCCATAATGTTTTGTAAATCTTCTTTGCGATATATCTGACTCATTGCCTGGACTATATCGTATTGAATATCTGATAATCCTGGTTGTCCTAAATAATCTGGAGACTCAACAAATGTCTTTGCATCTACTGGAGTTTCTTCAAAATGGTTATCGGCAAGTGCCTCAAGAAAATCATTGAACATCGTGGACAATTGTAATCACTTCATCTTTTTTAGCAATATCAGAAAGCCTACGCATGATCTCATCACGTATTTGTGGATATTCAGAAGCAATATCACGAAGAATTCCCATAAGTATTTCTTGCTTCTTTTCTATCTGCAACATTTCTTCTGCTAACTCTTTATTTTCTAATAGACCTGCTTTTTGAAGCATATCAATTCTTTTAGACTCAATATCCATAACAAGTTTTATGGCTTGTGTCTTAGCGCCTAAATTATTAGTCAGGCTGGCTTCATCTATAACTTCGTATGATTTTGCAATTAATTTGTTATAGTGAGTATCAGCAATAGCAAGTGCTTCTTTTGCACGAGCACGAATAGCATCATTAGCAGATGCCATAACTTTCCATTCATTAATATGCTGAACTACACGATTTCTTGGAATTGCCAAATCTTTAGATATTTTGGTAGCATCATTACCCTTTAGATATTCTCCTACTACTGTATTAAGTTCATCAAGATGCTTGACTAAATCTTCTTCAGTTGACATGATTCTCTTTCATATAAAAATCATACACTTCTGTTGACCAAAAGGAATGATATGCGGTTCCATAATGTATTTTATCCCTTGCAACCAAATAAAACTTATCTTCTTTATTTTTCATATGATAATTCTGTATCCAGTCTGGTGAAGGCCATGTAGTCTTATAAATTGAATCTAGTTCTACTGCATTGCTATTTAAAAAATTTGCCATTGGAGGGGACCAGGAAAATATAAATAATTGTATGTTATTCATTTTACAAAATGTTTCTAGCATTAATAAATATTGATATATATATATAAATTTTTCATAAACAATTGCTGAGTCAATTGTGTTTTGAAAGGGCATAACAGAATGAAAATATTTATCTTTAAAATATTCAAAGTTTTCCATTTTGTTCAAAGATATTTTATCTTTCCATTCTGTTTCTGTTGAAACTATGTTTTCTATTACAGTATAAAATCTACAAACATCTGGCAAGTTTAAAAAAATTACATCTGGTTTAGAATAATTATTTATGTATCTGAAAATATCTGTTACAATCTGAAAAGTACTAATTGCTGGCATACTGATATTATAATAACCCGAAACTTTTTCTTTTTCTTTTATTTTATTATAAACTAAATAGGGCCATATTTCTTTAGAATAAAGACCTGTCCCATAGGTTACAGAGCATCCAGCAAATAATATATGTTTTCCATCATGCTCTTTTTTAAATTCATCAGATCTAAAATTTTGAGAATTCAAAGTCAGGGTATCAGGTTCATCAATATAATTAATAATCCATGGTTCATAATTCATATCGTCAGTGTCTAATTGATCAAATACAAAGGCATGATTCCTACTCGAAATAGATTTTAATTCTTTACCAAAAGCATTTAAAATTTTTACACGAGAAGAAACATTAAGATTCATACATCCAGCATAATTTGTTAAAAAAGTGTTTAGATTTTTTTTGTATGACATAATTATTGATTATGATCCTTTTTATACCAAGAATATGCTAATTCAGCCCAAGCATACTGATATGCAGTCCCCTCATGTATGCCATCTCTTGCGTTGATTGTAAAATTATCATTTTTATTTAACAATATGTACTCAGCCATTAAATCCTGAGTTAATTTTATATCATCTTTAGTCCTAGAAATGTTTTTAAATGAATCCAAGTCTGTTTGATCTAAAAACCAATTTGTGCTTAAGTTATGAGAGAATATATATAATTCTATATTATTTGCTTTACAAAATGTTTCTAGCATCATTAAATATTGATACACATATATAAATCTTTCAGCATGTATTAAGTGTTGCGTTTCTGGAGGCTTTCGTTCCCCTGCCCATACAGGTCTTGCTGCTATGTTATCATCTTCTGCATTTAGCGGAACTGTATGATGCCAACTAGGAAATGTTTTTAAAAAATTAAATTCTTTTGGAAAATGAAGAACACGATCTTTGTAAATAGGCATTGAGTAAAATCTTGATAAATTGGGTAAATTTATAAATATTGTATCTGGCTTTGAATAAGTATCAATATATTTAAAGATATCCGCAACAATTTCAAAAGTTCCTATTCCCGTAATTGCTAAATTATAATAACCAGAAACTTTTTCTTTTTCTTTTATTTTATTATAAACTATCCATGGCCAAATTTCATTATTGTAAAGTCCAACACCATAAGAATTTGAACATCCAGAAAACAATATGTGCTTTCCTTCATGTTCTTTTTTAAATTCATCAGATCTAAATAAAAGTGAATTAACCTGAAGGGGGTCTGGAGAATCTACATAATCTAAAATCCATGGTTGGTGTTCTGCTAGGTGCTCCAAAGTTTGATATGTTAGTCTATTTTGAGAAACGCTTCTAATCTCATCTATGCTTTTATTAAATGAAAATACTAGTTCTGGAAAAGAAAATCCTACTAAATTTTTATTGAGTGGATTTTCTACTCTTTCTCCGATGTTTACATCTACTTCAGGGATATTGTGATATTTTAAGGTTTTCATAATATTATTATATCACTCCCCGTTTTTTGCTTTTGCTATTTTTAATAATACTAAATATCCTATTAAGTCATCAATGTCGTTATCACCTGGGTAATCTGTACCCTTCATAAGCCTATTTAATTTATCATCAATACGGACATGGAGTTGCTCTCTTGGTCCCGCCTTTGAAAATATACGGACAGGATCTAGGGCTGAATTGCCGTAAGCGATATTTTTCTTAACAAGCATATGTGCAATTTCATGGCAGGTAGACAAAATTTCTTTACCTGCTTCTGTACCTACTGTCAATAAGGATAAGTCATCGCATTCAAAATGATCTCTATCTGGAAATACTGGTTCTAAACTCATCTTTTTGACTTCCTTAATCCAAATTTAGCAAGATATACATATATGGTTTCCACGCTTGCACCACACTCCTTTGCTATCTCTTGAGGAGTCTTCTTGTCTATAAAATATCTTTTACGAAGCCAAGACTCGTTAGTATATAGTTTAGCAGCCATGACTACTCCTTGTCAACCCCAATAGCCTTGTTCCAATTATTTATAGACCAATGCCCTATTCCACAGGCATCAGCAACATCATTATCATCAATTTTTTTATTATAAATAATATCCAATAACTTTATTGTTCTTTGTTTACGAAAATCTCTTTCATATGATTTATACCATGACTCTGATTTACCTGGATTAGAAGATCTTATCTTAAACTGTTCTTCTTTGGTTAATCTTTTATTTCCTAAATAATTTTGCCAAGTTATCGGAGATACCTTGCCTATTATTTTAATCCCTGCCAAGCCTGCTCCTCCTAAAATACCACCTTGAATTAAAGCAAGGTCTGCTGCAGTTTTTGGGGAATTCATAAATACAGTATGTTCAATAACAATAGCATCTATCAAATTATAATAATCAAATAATGCCTTAGATTTTTTACAAGCATCAGTTATTTTTTCATATATGTCATTACCTTCAAATGTAATTTTGCCATATCGATCTAAATTTTTATTTGAGTAAATAGCAAATGCAATATTGTTAGTGCTGGCATCAATAGAACATATTGTTTTGGGCAAATTATTCATTGAGTAGCCTTTTTATTTGCTTTAGTGTTTTATTAACTTCAGAAGGATTGATTAAGCAGTTATTGCACAAAGGCTCATCGTTATAAATTGATAAACTTGTTTTGCACATTTTGCAAATCCTAACCTTTCCTTTTCTTTTTTGTCTTCGTTGAAGAATATATCTTTGTGCTATTTTTTCTTTTGTTGCTTCAGTTCTACATATTTCTGAACAATATATTTGATAAGAAACACTTGCGCTAAATAATTTATCGCACCAGTTACAGTTCTTCATCTTTAAGCAACTCCAGAGGTTTAATTTTAATTACCCCTGTCTCTGCTTCAGCACATGCCTTTTGAATTGGACACACCTTACATATTTTAGAATTAGATCTGTATGGCTTCTGTGGAAGTTGCCGATCTTTCCAACTACTATATGTTTCTCGCATCCAATCAAATGCCTGGTCTACCCACCGACGGTAATGATCGTTTACTACTACTGGCAACGTCAATAACTCATGATTATTTTTATTTTCATAAATCATTACACCTTTGCCAATTTTCCAAACCTTCATATAAATAAGCAATTGCATAAGATGACCCATCTTAGGCTTTCTACTATTCTTTTTATATTCAAACCCTTCATTAGTAATTGTTTTGATTTCTCCAATTACACGTTCATCGTTAATACTAAGCATAACATCACCATATCCATCAAATGGCGGGTCTTCTGTTTTAACCCTAAACTCCATTGCTGGATGAGTTTGCTTATTATATTTTCTTGGAAGCGGATCCATCTCCATTGTCTCATCTAACAATCCCGATGACTCAATAGCCTCTTGAATTCTTCCATGACCAAGAGTTCCGTTTGTTCTGTTTGCTACGCCATACGCATCAGAGTTATCATAAAATACTGCCCCATCGAATGCTAGATACCAATATCTTGGACATTCCCCAGCACCATACGTTAATCCAGAAGCAGAAAAATTACTCTTTTTACTAAACTTAGGTTTAGTTTTAGCCATGTATCCAGATTCAATCTTTTCAATTAACCCCTCAATAAAACCATGGTCTTCGTTATTTTTTGAAACTTTTTTATCATTTTTTAACATTACTTGTTGCAGTAAATTTTTTGTCATTGTTATCCTTTGGTTAACTTAATTATAGCAGATATCATCTGGTTATATATTTAAGAGCAGACACTAAATTATTAATAGACTCCGCTGCAGTATAGTATAAATTCTTTTTACCCCTGTCTGACTTGTCTACATTTGCCATCCATGTAGCCTTTAAAGACATTTTAGAGGCTATTGCTTGAAGTCTAACTATTTCTAGTGTAGCCACTTGCATGGGAATATCTGGCTTTAAAATAATCTTTGCTATTGTTGTTAAGGCAGTGGTAAACTCTTCATCTTTCATGTATTCAGCAATTTCTACAAGACCATTTATTTGCTCAAGTGTTGTTTTTT